CCATCCTTTCTAAACCATTCATATTGAATAGCTTGTCCAACTTGAAGGCCAAATTTTTCTGTTGCTTTTTCGCTGTCTGTTGCTAACTGACTTGGGAATGAAGCAGATGTTATGTCTATTATCGTATCTTTCATTCAATTAATTGACTTGTATTTCCATCATTACTATATCTTGCAAAGTTAATGCTAATTTTTGATTCTTTTTTCTCCGGTATGTATATATGTTTTTGATTAGCCATTATAGCTAATCCCGAGCTAATTGAAGCGTCAAACTTAGTTCTATCGTTTATATCAAATTTAGCCCAATCCTCTAATGTTCTTGTAAAAGGCATTGTACCTATTTCATCTGAATCCCTGTAGTTTCCTGCTAAGTCCATTCCTATAAACTTCTCTATATATGATTCAATAGCAGACGCGTGTGATTGCTTTACATCTTCAGATGAGTTTGGTATACCACCAAGTTCACGTTCTGTCTTAGACAGCTTGTTGTATAGCTTATCAGGTCTATTCAAACAAAACCCCCTATATCCTCTATTTTTAAAATGATATAGTAGCCTTGGCTTATTGTTTTCTATTAGTATAGGCATACCATAAAAAATACAAGCCATTAGTACTTCCTCAAAAAATATCTCAGCAGTTTGCGGTCTTGCAATATACTCTAAAAAAAATTCATTTACAGGAGCTTCGTCCATATGGAATTTTGTCATGCCATGTAACGATCCGTTTGAACCCCTACCACCTACTACAGCAGATATATCATAGGAGTCACATCCAAATGACCCCATATGTTCATTGCCGGGATGAGAAGTTCCATTTCTATTGTATACATTGTTCTGTATTGATTTGCTTGGAATCCAACTCACAGAGAATCTACCCCTTGAATCAGGTGTCCATACAACTTTTGAGTCTTGTATACCATCTCTCCAATGAAAGCTGCCACGAGTGGTATGGTGTTCCCTTATTGTTGAATCATTGTAATCAATTTGCTGATATATCTTTGTTAGATTAAATATCGATTGTTTACTTTCATCTCTAAAAGCGTGTGATTCTGTTCTTGGAAACTGACGATAAAATTCATTTAATGCGTCAGCATCACTCTTTAACGAATCAACTTCCGCCTCCCAATAGTCAATAGCACCATTCTTTATTAATACCTTATCTACTCCTATTATTGGTTCTTCAGGAGCATTAAATACAGGCATACCATATAAGTCAATGAACCCTTCCATATTCCATTCCATAGGAATAAACAATGAGTATAGTCCACTTTTAGTTTGCCCGTTTGCATTTCTATGTAGTACCGAAGAATCTTCATAGATATCTTTAAAGTTACTACCACCTTTTGATAAAGCATTTGAGGTTGAACCCATCATGCACTTACCAATAATCTTAGAACCCAATCTAAGACAAGTTTTAGTTACTCGCCAATTTTCTTTAATGTTGTTTGGTCGTAGCCATTTTCCACTCTCGTCATGAGCTAAGAACAATAGCTTTTCTCCGTCATAAGAGTTATCTTCTGTATTCTTCCAATCTATTGATGTATCTAACCCCTCAATTGTATCTTCCTCAGAATTATACATGTTCTTTTTTGTAATCTTTGATGCAGGTATACGGAAAGACAACTCAGTTTTTGGTTTGTCCATACCATCCATAATAGGCTTAAAGAAAAATGGAAGTCTACTATTAATTGGAACAACTTTGTCTGTAAACATTTTCTTAGCATCCGCTCCTGTTTTAGATAGTATTCCAACCCTTGAATCTCTTGCAAGAGTTCCAACATTAATACATTCAGAAGATGCCATAAAAGAAAATCCTGAACGTCTTATCTTTAGGTATATCATTCCAAACGACCTATTGTCAGCACGACACGCTTCCCAATAAATCCAATATATTCTATTTGCTTCTCGAAAGTCAGGATATCCAACGTCAATACTTGCCCATTGTAAGTACATATAATGAGAACCTGTAATATACGTTGGCTCTCCATTGTTCATAAACCAAAAGCCACGCTCTCTATAGTCAAATTCATTCTCAATGTAGTCTACCAATCTATCTTTAAATTGTGACGGCATTTCATTCCAATGGAAAATTGATTGTATCTTTGACAGCTCTCTTGGTAAGTCTTCTCTCTGCCAATACTGTTCAGATTTTTTATCGCTTCTTTTATATACCTTCTCGGGAACAGGAGGGAGTCCTATATTTAACCCTGATATATTTACTATTTGACCTACCTGTCCATTTTTAGATATAACAACTATGTCGTACTTGTCATCATAGCCATATATCCAAGACCTTGCCCTATTTTTATTGGACAGTATAGATGGTGATACAAAATCTTTTTGTATACTATATAAGTTATTTTGAACGTCTTTCCGCAAACCCTTGTTTAGTATCTGTTTTACTTATTCCCTTTTCTAAATGCTCAAGACTTTCTCTTTCTAGTTCTATTCTATTTAGTATCTCAAAGGCATCAAATATTGCTAACTTTTTTGTCATAGCAGCATTCTTTAATCTATCTGCAGCCAACTCGTCATCAGAATCTTTTTTAATAATATTTTCTTCTGCTACTTTTATTAACTGCTCAACTGCCTTATGACCTGCTGCAATAATTTTTAGTTTTATTTCTTTTGTGTCCATTATATTTGTTTTAAAAATATAACTTGAATTAATCTTGCTGATTCTTCATCTCCAAAGTTCTCTAATATATTCCTTGAGTGTGGAGATTCCGAACTAAAAGCAATCATTCTATTAAACTTAGAATACAATACAAACAATGGGTTTTTATCTTCATCATATATTGTAGTGCCGTCTTCATTTGGCTTCTCTTTATTCAAGTACAATATACAAGTTATATCTCCCATCATTTCATCTGTATGTATGAAATTGGGTTCTTCTTGATTTAATGGTGACTTTCTAACAAAGTTCCAATTAACTGCATATCCCGGAAAAGCTGAAAGCATATACTTTGCAAACTCGTCATCAGGATTTCTGAATTGAATATTCTTAAATTTATTTTCTCCTGCATCCTCAATATCCCTAAACTCATTGTTCTTTATTTGCTCAAGGTATTCATTTGGATTTTTAATTACATTGTCTAAAGTTAATAAATGCATATTAATTTAATTTGATTGTTATTTGATTGTCTATTATCCTGTACATTTTTACATCGTCAATAGTAAATTCATATTCGCTGTCGGGTGAAAAGCATACTATATCACCCTTGTTTATTCCTTTACTAATTAAATAATCATTTGGATATAACATCTCACCCATTAAAGGCTCATCACTAAATGGTTTCTTTATATAAGAGTCAATAGCATCTATTGGCTTAACAAAACAATACTTGTCGTAAGAATACCATGTGTCATCTTTTTTATACATATAGAATTGGTCGGGTTCAATAAAGAACTTGTCGTCTTTAAAAAAACTCTTTCCGCTTTTTTGATTTCCCTTCATGTCATAATAGTACTTAAATACATTATGATGAACAAGCAATGTGTCGCCTGAAGATATTGGACCTTTATAACCTAATGGAACTTCTATTACCTTAGCAAATCTATTTGAAGATATATAGTCTTCCTCAGATGTACTTGTAATAATTTCTAGTCCACTGATGGTTTTTGTATTGTTGTACCTCTTATTTATTAAAGATTCAACAATAAAATAAAATGGGGATTTCATTAATAAAATATATTGTATTCAATAGAGATTGGAATAGTTTGTGTAAATTCTTTCCATAAAAGAATCTCATTTAATTCGTTTATGATGAATATTTTTATAGATTGAGTAAAGTCTTCAAGTTTAATTAGATGTATTTCATACGTGTCACCTAAAACTTTTTGTCCTACAATGTAATGCATTGCTCCCCCTTTATAGTCAGGACCAACAGAAATTTTTCTTATTTCCATTTTTTTTAATTAAATTATACTACAATCCTTACTTCTCCTGTAACAGTTTTGTAAAGTCGACCTATTACAAGACCTCCTGCAAGTGCAGTAACATTATTAGCAAAAACAGGTAAAGTTACAACAACAGTAAATAAACTATCAATAGTAAAGTTTGTTGTTTCATTATTTGGAGTTACATCAGTACCAATTAACTTATCTGTTGCTGTAGGTGTTGATAAAACTGAATATGTACTTATTTTTCCCATTTTGCTTTATTGTTTTTTAGTTATCTCTCCTGTCTCAATGTTTATTACAGCATCTTCGCCGTATTTTTCCATTAGTATCTTTTCGTGTTTTGAAAATACATCCTTAATACTGTCTATGTATTTTATTAAGCTTTGCTTCTGCAATTCTAAATCACCGAGATTCATTTTTGCCTTAGAAAAATCAGAATTCATTTCTCTAATGTTTTTTAATTCTTCTTCTGTTGCAAAAATAATGTCTTGAATATTATTGTCTTTCATTTTATTTAATTTAAGTTAGTTACAAATGTAATACTTTTTTAACAAATATTTTCCAAAGCAATGAAATTAATACTCCCACTAAAACTCCAATCCAAAATAAATTCTTTTTTGGTTGATTTTTTTTGCCTTCTGCCTTAGCTTGAGCCTTCTCAACTATCCTATCTTTGTATATAGTTTTAACCTTTAACTTGTACTCTATTCTCTTCTCCTGCCTAGTCTTAGGGACATAGACAGTATTGTATTTAATAATGGTATCTTTAGTAGTGATGAATTTTTCCCACACTATTGTATCATTTATGATAACAGGGATGGAATCTAACGTCGTTATACGAATAGTATCTCCTGTTTGCTCACATGTATAGCCTTTCTTAATTGCTTTGTTTAAATGGTACTGTGCAGAACAACTATACAACACAAATAATAATAATAATATTCTAAACATGTTTTATTTTTTAAAGAAATTATTTGATTTATCACTTCTGTTTTTAGATTGCGATTGAGGAACTGTTTTCTTTTTAGAAACATGCGCATTGTCTATACCATCGTGGTTGCCACTTGTACCATTTTTTCTATTAATGCGCTCTAAGTCTCTTCGGTATTTTCTACGCTCTTCAGTGTCATGATACTTCATATCATACTTCACCTTCTTTTTTCTTGCTTCAGGATGTTCTTGATAATACTTTGCTGTCTTTGACTTTCCTGTCTTTGTTCCTGCTAAATCATTTCTCATTTTCCTTGTCTTGAATAAGTTTTCTTATAATTTTTACTTGACTTCAATTTAGAAGTTTTGCTTTTTGCGTGTACGTTTGTACGCTTAACTTTAGGTTTAACCTTTTTTGTTATCTCTAGTTTTATTTTTGCCATCAGTTTTTTATTTCAAAGTGCATCCAATCAAAATTCTTTTCACGACCCAAAGATATAAATCCATGCTTGTAAAAAATATCTATCATTGGCTTGTATTCAGGTCTTGCAAATCTAGCAGTCTTAGATGATTCTTTTAGTAGATTTCTTGCAGGATCTAAGTCTATTGCAATACCCCATGAGTGCATGGATAGTGCTGTACCTCCCCTCATCTTCCTGTAGTTAAAACAACCACCAAATAAGTCTATTCCTAGCTCCTTAATCTTATCATAGCCATAGGTAGCTAAAAGCTCATTGAATACCGCTGTGAAATTATCCGCCACTAGTTTATGACACATCATAGAATTTACCGAGCTGTCTAAGTCCCAAGCTATTCTCATAGGATATGGTAGTTTAATTTTCACTAAGTAACCTGCACCTGTGATATTAGCTGTACCGTATTTTTTTGTTGCTTGTTGTGTTGTCATTTAATTTTATTTATGTCGTCTTTGATGTCCTTTGCTCTTGCAAACAACAACTTCATTGACTGCCATAGGTCTATCCCTTTTACTACTTTGTAGTTCTCATTAATAGACATTACCTCAATACTTGCCAATACCAACGCTACTACTTTAGTGAGCATGAATGGTACACTAAAGAATGTAAGTATGATGTCATTGAGTATGAATTGGTCTATTAAAAAGAACATAATAACCGTAATTTCATAAAGTGCTAGCTTGCTAATAATAGACGATAATTTTCTGCTAGTTATTTTCTCTTCTAATTTATTTGCTTTCCAAATTCCTGTAAAAGTATCAATACATATTAATACTCCTATCATTATGAGTATACCACTTATTGGTAAAAAGAATGCAAAGCATATAGATACAATTGTCAATAGTTCTTGTTGTATAGATATTAATAGTAGGGATAGTTGTGTTTTCATAAGTCTAATTCTTCAATAGCTTGAGTTAAGGTAAAAGTTAAATAAAAAAATAATGTTATACCGCCCAAAACAATGTAATTTTCTTGTCCTTGAAACATCATAAACATAGAAGTTATATAACCTGATATAAAATAAAGTGATGCTAAAATATTAGACTTCATTTTCTTCCGTATTTATAGGCATAGGAGGAACTTCTTCTTCCGTGTAATCAACGTTAAAATCATTCTTTAACTTATCTATCCACTCCTGCTTATCTTCAGTTATAAATGTTTCTTCAAGTCCTGTTGCCAAGAATTGGTCTTCTATTAATTCATCATAATAGAATATTACTTTGTCATTGTTGTAAACTATATAGTATCTCATATTAAAGCCCTCCATCTGTTATTGTCCATAATTTTGTTCCTGTTAAATAATTCCTTCCTGCTACTCCTGCTGCTGAATATTTTGCTGTTCCAAATGTTATTGCTCTGCTTGACTGTACTGTTACCCACCCATTATATATTGCATCTAAGTTGGTAGTTGAGAATGTTGCAGGTGTTTTGGTAGACATAAAGAATGTAAAGTTTGTAACGTTTGCTACATTCCACGAACCAATATTTTGATTAAATGCTGCTGCTGATGCAAACATACCCTCCATATTATTAACTAATCCTGTATTAAAAGATAATGGTTGATTAAATACTGCTGCATTATTAAACATATATGACATATTTGTAGCTGCTGCTGTATTAAAATTTATTGGTTGATTAAAGCTAGTACAATTCCTAAACATACTAGTAAATAATGTAACATTTGCTGTACTTGAAAATGTTATTGCACTATTAAATGCAGTACAATTATTAAACATTTGAGTCATATTAGTAACTGCTCCTGTATTAAAATTTAATGGCTGATTAAATGCATTGCAAAAGAAAAACATATCACCCATATTTGTAACATTTGCTGTACTTGTGAAATTTACTGCACTATTAAAAGAAGAACAAAATAGAAACATACTACTCATACTAGTAACTGCTGCTGTATTAAAATTTAATGGTTGGTTGAAGTTAGTACAACTCCTAAACATACTTGACATATCATTAACTGCTGCTGTATTAAAATTTAATGGTTGGTTGAAGTTAGCACAACCTTGAAACATAGCACTCATACTAGTAACATTTGCTGTACTTGAAAATGTTATTGCACTATTAAATGGAGTACAATTTATAAACATTTGACTCATATTAGTAACTGCTCCTGTATTAAAATTTAATGGCTGATTAAATGCATTACAAGCAAAAAACATATTAGCCATATTTGTAACTGATGCTGTATTAAATGTTATTGCACTATTAAATACAGTACAAGCAATAAACATATTACTCATATTTGTAACTGATGCTGTATTAAATGATAATGCTTGGTTAAAGTTAATGCAACTTGTAAACATACTACTCATATTAGTAACTGCTCCTGTATTCCAAGAATTAATACCATTAACAGTTGTAAGTGAACTACAACCAAGAAACATTTGATATAAAAATGTTGTTCCTGTCAAGTCTAGTGTTCCCGCAACTGTAGTTAAAGTTAAATTAGTGCAGCCATTAAAATAGTTTCCATTATTCCCTAATTTTAAAGTACCCCAATTGGTAATGGTTCTGATGTTAAGTTTACTACCTGCATTGTTAAATGAAAACCCTGTAGTTACTCCTGTAATTGAAATAGTTTTAGTGCCTGCTGTTGCATAAGTATGTGTTCTATTTGCATAACTATTAGTAGATGTACTTGAATCACCCCAATCAATTGTTCCTGAGTATGTACCTGCTACCTCATATGGTAAAGTAATAGTTTCCCCTGCTGTTACAAGCCACGTTGATGTGAATGCATCAGGTTGTTGTCCTCCGTCTGTTATTGTCCAATTGTTTGGTGCTGCGATTAATGCTGCCCTTGCTGCTGTTGCTGCTGATGTAAACTTAGCAGTACCAAAACTTATATTCATATTAGGCTGTAATGATTGTGTACTCCACCCATTATATATTGCATCTAAGTTAGCTGCTGAGAATGTTGCAGGGGTTTTGGTAGACATAAACACTAAAAATTGAGCTACATTAGCCACGTTCCACATACCAATGTTTTGATTAAATGCAGCAGCACTATTAAACATAGCGAACATATTTGTAACTAATGATGTGTCCCAAGAACTTAAGTCTTGATTGAATACTGTTGCTTGGTCAAAGACTTGTGTCATGTTAGTTACGGCACTTGTATTAAAATTTAATGGTTGATTAAAGTTAGTACAATTCCTAAACATACCTGACATATCAGTAACTGCTGCTGTGTTGAATGTTACTGCTTGATTAAAGTTAGTGGCTCCATAAAACATATTAACCATACTAGTTACTGCTGCTGTGTTAAGTGTCAATACTTTGTTAAAGTTAATACAGTCTCTAAACATACTTTGCATGTTCGTAACTGCTGCTGTACTTGAAAATGTTGGTGCAGTATTAAGTTGAGAACACCCAAAAAACAAAAAGCTCATATTATTTACTAAACCTGTAGTAAATGTTAATGAAGAATTAAAGTTTAAGGCATTATTAAACATACCTTGCATAGTAGTAACTGCTGCTGTGTTGAATGACAATGCTTGGTTAAATTGGTAACAACCATTAAACATTTGATCCATACTATTAACTGCTCCTGTACTCCAAGAATTAATCCCATTAATAGTTGTAAGTGAACTACAATTCCTAAACATACTACTAAAAAATATTGTTCCTGTTAAGTCTAGTGTTCCTACAACTGTAGTTAAAGTTAAATTTGAACAACCATAAAAATAACTTCCACTATTCCCTAATTTTAAAGTACCCCAATTTGTAATTGTTCTGATATTCGTTTTACTACCTGCATTGTTAAATGTAAACCCTGTAGTTACTCCTGTGATTGAAATAGTGTAAGTACCTGCTGTTGCATAAGTATGTGTTCTGTTAGCATAGCTGTTAGTAGATGTGCTGCTATCCCCCCAATCAATAGTACCCGAATATGTACCTGCTGCCTCATATGGTAAGGTTATAGTTTCTCCTGCTGTTACAGCCCACGTTGATGTGAATGCAGCAGCATATGTTGGTGTAGTTAGTGTGTTAGATGTTGATGGTGTTGAGCCAAATGCATTTGTAGCAGTAACCACACAAGTAATTGCACTTGCCGAGTCTGCTTGAACTAATGTATAAGTTGATGTTGTGGCACTTGGTATTGGCGAGCCGTTTCGATTCCATTGGAAGGCATAACTAGTAGGTGAGTTAAGCCAACCCCCTAAAGTAGATGTCAAAAGACTACCTATTGTAGTTGTACCACTAATAAAAGGTGGTGAGGAATTTACAGGTGCTGCGTAAGTATCTGCTGTAATTGTATTAGACGTTGCACTTGAACTACCCAATGCATTAGTAGCCGTAACTACGCAAGTGATTCCTGCCGCCGAGTCTGCTGAAACCAACACATAAGTAGAGGCTGTAGCACTTGGTATTGGCGTTCCATTTCTTCTCCATTGGTATGCATAAGTGGGTGTTGGATTGCCTGTAAAAGTCCCTGTTGTTGATGTCAATGTGCTACCTAAAGTAGTTGTACCACTAATTACAGGTGCAACTGTGTTAGCAGGCGCTGTATATGTTTGTGCAGTAATTGTGTTAGATGTTGCACTTGAACTACCTAAAGAATTTGTAGCTGTAACCACGCAAGTGATTGCTGCACTTGAATCTGCAACTACTAATATATAAGTAGAAGATGTTGCACTTGGTATAGGTGAGCCGTTTCGATTCCATTGATAACCATAAGTAGGCGATGGATTACCTGACCATGTCCCTGTTGTTGATGACAATGTGCTACCTAAAGCATTACTTCCTGATATTACAGGTGCAGCCGCGTTAACAGGTGACGAATATGTTTGTGCAGTAATTGTATTAGATATTACATTACCTGAACCTACTGAATTCGTTGCAGTTACTCTGCAAGTTATGTTTTGTGCTGAATCTGCGGCTACTAAAGTATAGTTAGAAGATGTTGCACTTGGTATATCTGTTGAACCCCTTCTCCATTGATAAGCATAAGTAATCGTAGGTATTCCATTCCAAGTCCCCGTTGTTGATGACAACACACCACCTAACGCAGTTGAACCTGATATTACAGGGGCTACAGTATTAACAGGTGCGTAATTGTCTGCTGTAATTGTGTTACTTGTTGAATTAGCACTACCCAAAGCATTAGTGGCCGTAACTACGCAAGTGATTGATGCAGTTGAGTCAGCAGCTACTAAAGTATATGTTGATGAGTTAGTGCCAATGTTAGTAGCTCCTCGCTTCCATTGGTATGCATAAGTAGGTGTTGGATTGCCTGTAAAAGTCCCTGTTGTTGATGTTAATGTGCTACCTAAAGTAGTTGTACCACTAATTACAGGTGCACCTACATTGGAAGGTGCTGTATATGTTTGTGCTGTGATTGTATTAGATGTAGCATTATTTGAACCTGCTGCATTAGTAGCTGTAACTACACAAGTTATAGCTGCTGCCGAGTCTGCGGCTACCAACACATAAGTAGAGGATGTAGCACTTGGTATCTGAAGTGTACCCCTGAGCCATTGGTAAGTATAAGTAATCGTAGGTATGCCTGTCCATGTCCCTGTTGTTGATGTCAATGTGCTTCCTAAAGCAGTAGACCCACTTATTGCAGGGGCTACAGTATTGATAGGTGCATAATTACCTGCTATAATTGTATTAGATGTTGCATTTGAACTACCCAATGCATTTGTAGCTGTAACCACACAAGTGATTGCTGTTGCCGAGTCTGCTGAAACTAAAACATAAGTTGATGCTGTAGCACTTGGTATAGGTGAGCCGTTTCGATTCCATTGATAACCATAAGTAGGTGATGGATTAGCTGTCCACCCTCCTGTTGTTGATGTCAATGTGCTACCTAAAGTAGTAGACCCTGATATTACAGGTGCAACTGTATTAGAAGGTGAAAAATATGTTTGTGCTGTGATTGTATTAGATGTAGCAGGTGTTGAGCCTGATGCATTAGTAGCTGTAACTACACAGGTTATAGCTGCACCTGAATCAGCTGCAACTAAAGTATATGTATTGGCATTAGTTCCAATGTTAGTAGCTCCTCGCTTCCATTGGTATGCAAAGCTAGTAGGTGAGTTAGTCCAAGTCCCTGTTGTTGATGTAAGCACACCACCTAACGCAGTTGAACCTGAGATTACAGGGGCAGCTGTGTTAGCAGGTGCATAATTACCTGCTGTAATTGTATTGGATGTAGCATTATTTGAACCTGCTGCATTAGTAGCTGTAACTACACAAGTAATTGCCGCTGCTGAATCAGCAGCTACTAAAGTATAAGTATTGGTGTTAGTTCCTATATTAGTAGCTCCCCTCTTCCATTGATAGGTATAGCTAGTAGGTGAGTTGGTCCATGTACCATTTGTAGTAGTGAGTACACTTCCTAGTGTAGTAGTACCACTAATTACAGGGGCTACAGTATTAACAGGTGCACCTGATGGACCTGATGTTTGTGCTCCCTTTACAGCTATGTTTATGCCTATCTGCATGGTTTACCAAAGGGCTATAATATTATCAGCAGTACCGAACCCCCTAACTTTTGTTACTTGAATTGGAAGAAATGTTCCTGAAGGAACATTAAGAAGTGTTACCTGTTCCCCACCTGCAGTGATAATATCTAAAGCTCCTCCTATACCAACATATAATACACATGGCTCAATTGAACCTGCAATATTTGTACCTGAATATAATGTGTAAGCACTCCCTACTACTGTAAATATATCTGCATTTAAAGTTAACTGTGTAGCACTATCTACTTTTACAACTTTTGCTGCAGATTGTGGTGATGAGCTGAAGTTATATACAATGTCTCCAACTTGGACATTTAATGGATTAACTCCAACTGAAGAAAAATTCTTTGTTGAGTCTATAAGTTTATTTGTAGTAAGTGCCCCTGTTATTGAACTAAATGGAACAATCTCATTAGGCATTGGGATATTTGTATTATTTGAAGGTATAACACTTAATGCTCTACTTACCTGAAGTTTTAAATTGGGCATGGTTTATTTTTTATTGTTAAACATTTTATTTACAAGTAGGTTAGGATTGTTTAGTGCTTCTTTTCTTTTAGCACATCCACAATCTTTTCCTGTTACTTTTGAAACAGTATCTACTACTTTTTTAATTCCTGTGGCTGTTGTTATCTTTTCAATAACATCACCCATTCCTTTAGTCTTTCCCATTTGATTTTATTTTTTACAAAGATATAAAATTATCTTATACATTTAGTATTTACCTCTTCGGTTACTTGGATTGCTTGTGGTTGAACCACCCGGTCCTGCCCATAGATTTTTGCAGGCCCAATATCTTGGTGTTAGTTTGTCATTTGCAGTATCACAACTGTGTCGTGCCTTAAAACTCTTTCTTGCCGCAGCACTATAGTTGTTACCATAGCCCTTTGCTCCAAAGTGTAGCAGTTTCTCTGTGCCATTGCTACATGCCTTGACCATTTTCTTTTTGCCTGCCTTATCTGAAGGAACAGGACTATTGCATTTCATATTTTCTTTATTTGCCATTAGCTTACACCACTTGTTCCTGCAAAACCATCATTAAGTACTGATAGACCTTTTAATCTAGTACCACCACCTGAATTTCTATTTGCTCGAAGCTTTGTAGATAATGCAGCCCTATCAGCTTTATTTTTTATTCTTTCCGCATCTCTTATAGCAGCATTTTTTTTAAGTGCTTCAATAGCAGCGTTATTAAACGCAAGTTTTTCAGCAGGAGTTTTTTCTTGCTCTACAGTTGTTTTAATTGATTTATCAACTAAGACTCCTTTTTTATTTACTGATTTACCTTTATCGCCCATTTTAGTTTATTTTTTTATCTTTAGTTGTCCGCTTAATAGGTCTGCCTTCATTGTTATATACAGTTCTTTCAACTCTAGTACCACCATTAGGAAAATTAAATTTTTCAACTCCTACGGATTTACCTAATATATTTTTTTTCATAGACAAAGTACCTTCCACTTCCTTTCCATCAAACTCTCTAGAGATACTATATTTTCCAATTCTATCAATAGCATCATTCTTCATTGCCATCTTACCTTTTTCTTCTAGGGTAATTATACGGTTCTCAACATTCGCTGCTCTTCCTAATAGTCTATCAGCTCTATTCTCTCTGCCCTCATCTACAGCTTTTTTACCTCTGCTTACAAGTTTAGCTTCTTTCTCTTTTAATCTTTTGATTTTTTTTTCGTCATCAAATGGCATGGCTTTTGTTTTTTAAGTTATTATGAATTAACTTTACAAAAGTAATAAAATAAAATCTAATAAAATGAAAAAAATAGGT